TCAAATCCCCCTTTCCGCACCATCAATATCCACACTTTCAAGCATTTTAAGTTTTATATTGACTTTGCCCCTTTTAAATTCAATTCTGTCGATAAAAGTTTTTAGAACAATAGTTTGTTCTTGTTGTGTAAAGCTATATATGCTATCATATTCATATAAAAAGTCTCTAATTTTGTTTTCTAACGTTTTTATAACGTTGTTTTCTTTTTGATATTTTAACATTGACAAAGTCAGAGATTCTTTTTTATTTTCTAATTCTTTTAATTTTTGATTTACACTTGTTGATGATATTCCATTTATAATTGCATCTAATATATTGTCAATTTGATTTTGTGTTTCTTTTAGTTCTGATTTTAATTTATCAATTATATTATTTTCTTTTTCTGATTTTTCTAAAAAAACTATCATAGATTTTATTATTTTCTCCTTGTTAAATTCTGTAAAAATTAAATCGTCAAAGCAATCTAGTACTTGTTTTTCAATTTTTTCTGCTCTTGCTGATAGTGATTTACATTTTCTTGTCCTAACTCTATCGTTACATTTATAGTAATGATAAACTTGTTCTGAGTTTTTTCTTATTGTGTTTCCGCACATTGGTGCTCCACATTCTGCACAAAATATTAACCCAGTTAAAATATAATATCTTCCATTTTTGTTTCGTTTTTGTCTATGTTTGTTATTTTTTAGTCTTTCTTGCGACATATTCCAAACCTCTTTTTTTATTATTGCAGGTACTCCATTTTCAACGATTATCATATCTTCTCGATTTTTGTGTTTGTGATAATTTCTTTTTTTTGTAAAACCGTCATAATCTTCTTTCGAGTAAACATAAGTTCCAATATATTTTTCGTTATTTAATATTTCGTAAAAACTATTTCTTGTAAAGTTTTTTCCATTTTTTGTTTTATAACCATTCTCATTTAAATAATCCATTATTTCTTTGTATGTGTGATTTTTACTATACATATCAAAGATTATTTTAATTATTTCCGCCTCATAAGCGTTAATAACATAATTGTTGTCTTTATCTATATTATAACCGAGTGGAGGTGTACCACCGTTAAATTTTGCTTTTAAAGCATTCTCTTTTTTTCCTTTTTTTACCTCGCGTGATAAGTTACGTGAGTAATATTCGTTCATTCCCTCTAAAACCGATTCTAAAATCAAAGATTCGGGCGATCCATCTAAATTTTCTAAAACTGATATTAATTGCACATTACATAGCTTGAGTTTGCGTTTATATATTGCACTGTCATACTTTGACCTACTAAACCTATCTAGTTTATGCACTATTATATAATCAAAAACGCCACTCTCAGCATCAAAAATCATTTTTTGGAACTGGGGTCTATCATCAGTCGTTCCTGATATCCCCTCATCTGCATAAGTTTTTAATAATGTAATATCGTTACGCTCGCAATAATCTCTAATCGCTCTAAATTGAGCGTCTATACTTTCTTCCCTTTGCATATCTGTTGAGTATCTTCCGTAAGCTACTGCTGTTTTCATTTTTTTACCTCCGTAAATTGTGGTATAATACACTTGAGTTTTGTTAAGGTTGTATTATACCTTAGGTAGGGGATGTGTTTTACACGTCCTCTATTTTTTTGTTCAATCATTTTCTGAAATAGTGTTTAAAAATAAACTTTCATTCATAATTATTAAGTCTTGACCTTCAAGTATAAGTTTTTCAGCTTTCTTTAATTTAGTAGATTTATCTTTAATTGTTGCATTATAGTCAAAATTACCTAAAACTAAAATGTTGGTTTTTTTAGTAACATTATTATCACAAATAGCGCCTAAGTTTACACATATTTGAGCCGCATCTTTTCTTTCAAATGTTTCTAATTTTCCTGTAAAACAAATGTGTTTTTCATAAAAATAATTATTAACATCAATATTTTCGACGGTGCATTTTATGTTTTTCATATCTGCATTGTAGATATGAGGCAATGTCAGATAGTCAATATTATTATCATCTGCATAGATTTTTAAAAGTTTCATAATATTAAGTGTAGTTTCGCAGTCGTTTAAGGATCTGTGTCCCTCATAATTGATGTCAAAAAATTCTGCTAAATCTTTCAATCTATGATGCTTTAAATCCCTTAAAATTCTACGAGCAAGTTTCATTGAGTCCCAATAATCATTATTTACTTCTTTAAATCCATTTTCTCTTGCAAAGTCGTATAAAAAATTAATATCGAAATTGATATTATGACCAACGATTACGTCATCGCCAATAAAGTTTTCAATATCTTTAAAAACATTTTTCAATAAAGGTGCTTCTTTAAGCATTTCATTTGTTATACCAGTTAATTCAACTATAAATTCATCAATATAACACTCTTTACCGTCAACAGTAAAAGTGCTTTCAGGCTTAATCAATGATTGATAAGTATCAATAATTTCATTATTCCTTACTTTGATAATTCCTACTTCTATAATTTCATCAAAATATGGATCTAATCCAGTTGTCTCTAAATCTAAAACACAAAAGTCAGTTGGAAATTCGTTTAAAGATTTTCCTTTATTTCTTGGATTGGAAATTCGTTTTCCATTTTCAATTTTAAAAAAATGTTCCATAATTGCTCCTCATTTCAAATAAAAGAGTGCTTACGTACTGCACTCTTTTAATCTTTGTTGCTAAACACGCCCACAAGCTTTCCTAATATAATTATATTACCCGTGGTATAAATACGAGGCCAGTCTTTTAATTCTGAATTTTCAGCTTGTAAAATAACACTACCGTCAGTCCTACTAAACCTTTTTAAAGTTGCCTCGTTATCTAGTAATATTGCTCCGATTTCTCCATTTTCTAGTGATGGTTGTTTCCTGATAAATGCAATATCTCCGTTGTAAATGTCAGCATTTATCATACTATCGCCTTTTATTTTTAGAGCGAAATCAGCACCAATCCTTTTATCAATTATAAAATAATCTTCAATATTTTCCTCCGCTAAAATTGGTGTACCTGCTGCAATTGTACCTATAATTGGTACTCCTTTGTTTTCGTCATCTCCTACCATAGGCACATCAAAACCCATTAACCACGCAGGATTTACATTTAAAGCCTCCGACATAAGATAGGTGTTTTCTTGTTTAGCCTCATATTCGCCCGACAAGTATTGACTTATCGCTGATTTGCCAATCCCAGTTATTTTTGATAATTCGGATTGTTTCATATTTCTAAAGTCTAAAGCATACCTTAAACGGTTTGTAAATTTCATTTTAATCACCCCCTTTGTTATCTATATTATAACACAAAAATACAGAAAACGGAACACTAAAATTAAATTTTATAAAAAAAGTTTAGAAACGTGTTGACATTAATTTCAAAATAGGGTACTATATAGGCAGTTCAGAAATCAAAACTTTAAAAAAGAAAGGAAGTGAATATATATGTTTGATTATTCAAAATTAAAAGGTAGAATTGTAGAAAAATTTGACACATACAAAAATTTTACAAGATATCTAGATATGGGTAGTACCACATTTTATTCAAAAATGCATAACCTATCAGATTTTACTTCGCAAGAAATCTTTCAAATTTGCAACTTGTTAGATATACCTCACAAAGAAATACCAATTTATTTTTTCACAGTAAAAGTTCAGAAAAATGAACAGTACAAAGGAGCGTAATCATGAAAAGAGAATTAATTGTGGAAACAGAACAAACTGAAAACAAGGCAGATTGGGACAGTTTTATTGGATTAATGGTCGATAAATTTTTGGAGTATGTAAAGGAACAAGAAGATGAGATTGAGTTTTAAAAATTTGAATTTAACTATAAGACGTATTGCAGGTCTTATAATACTTGCGACAATAAACTATTTATTAATTGTAACACTAATAAAAATAGCTTGTTTAGCATTGTATAAAGGCACAATGATTATAGATTTATTAATTAAATCTTTGATATGAGGCACAAAAATGACTGGCAATAAAAAAGGTCTTGCACCGACTAAAGTATCAAGACCAAACAAAAATTATTATTATCTTAATTATAACACGAAAAGAGGATAAACAAAAATGAAAATAAATATAAATTTTGAATTAGAAATAAACGAAAAACATTTAAACAAAGTTTCACATTTTAAATCAAAAAGTGAAATATTGATAGATGGCTATACGTATATAATCAACAAATTAATAGACAACTTTATTATTAAAGACGTGCAAAAAATTAACGGTATAAAAATAGATATTTTAGAGGAGGAAACAAATGAAATTATATGAATTAACAGAAATGTATCAAAATTTAATGGATTTAGACATAGAAGATGAAGATTTACACATTGCTTTATCAAATATTGATGATGAGATTGAAGTAAAAGCTGATAATATTGCAAAACTTTTAAGAGATTTTGACAAGGAAATAAACGGAATAAAAGACGAAGAAAAAAGATTATACAACAGAAGAAAAGCTTTAGAAAATAGACAAAAAGATATTAAAGAGTATTTACAATCATCTATGATAGCACTTAACAAAAGAAAGTTTAAGACAAAACTATTTAGCTTTAATATACAAAAAAATGCTCCAAGTTTAAAAATAATTGACGAGACTAAAATACCTGAAGATTATTTCAAAATTGAGAAAAAGTTGTTAAAGAGTGATGTAAAAGAGGCAGTTAAAAATGGTCTTTTAACAGGTGCGGTAGAACTTGTACAAAGCGAAAGTTTAAGAATTAGATAAAGAGGTGCAGAACATGGAAAAAACAACAACTATTTACGAAAAGCTATTGATTATACAAAGTAGATTAAAAGCACCAAAAAATCAATTTAACGAGTTTGGGAACTATAAATACAGAAATTGTGAAGATATTTTAGAGGCGGTTAAACCGTTGCTATTAGAGACACAAACAGTACTTTTAATCAATGATAAGGTTGAATTAATCGGCGATAGATACTATCTCAAATCAACTGCGAGATTGTATGATACACAATCGCAAGGGTGTATAGAAAATCATGCATATGCAAGAGAGGCTTTAGAAAAAAAGAAAATGGACTCGGCACAAATAACTGGGAGTACATCTTCATACGCTCGAAAATATGCTTTAAATGGTTTATTTGCCATAGATGATACAAAGGATAGCGATTATACCAATAAAGATGATTTAGGGGCAAATAAAACGACTACAAAGGAAACTAAACAATACCGACAAGAGATAGCACAAATTTTAGCAACTAAAAAAATTAGTTTTGATACATTTGTAAATTGGCTACAACAAAATTTAAAAGTCGACAATTTGGACGGACTGACAGATGCACAGTTGGAAAAAACTAAAAAAACAATAGCTACTTGGTAAAGGAGTTTGAGTATGGATAGAGGGTACTATGCAATAATACCTGCAAACGTGAGATATGACAAAGATTTAACGGCTAATGCAAAATTGTTATATGCAGAAATAACAGCGTTAGCAAATGAAAAAGGGTATTGTTGGGCTACTAACGGCTATTTTGCCGAACTTTATGGAGTAAGTAACCGCAGTATTATCAACTGGATTAATAATTTAGAAAAACAAGGCTATATTTGCACAAAAAATATTTACGAAGAGGGAACAAAAAATATTAAATGTAGGTATATTTATTTAAATAATAACCCTCAAACTAATGGAAACAATTTTCACGGGGTAGTGAAAAAATCTTCCGAACCTAGTGAAAAAAACTTCACGGGGGTAGTGAAAAAATCTTCCGAACCTAGTGAAAAAAACTTCACAGTTAATAATAAATATAATAATACAGTTAATAATAAATATAATAACCCCCCTATATCCCCCCGAGGGGAAAATGGAGGCGAGGTTTCCAAAAATAAATCTAAAAATAAAAAGGTTGATGACGTTTTAAAAGAATTTGATTTTTTAGAAAGCGATAACGAAATGATAGACGCTTTAAAAGAATTTGAGAAAATGAGAAAACTAGTCAAGAAACCTTTAACTGCTAGAGCAATGAAATTAAATATAAACGCTCTTATGAGATTATCACAAGATAGAGACGAGCGACTGGCGATTATAAATCAGTCTATACAAAACAGTTGGCAGGGTTTTTATGAGTTAAAAAACAAACAATTTAATAAAACGCCTTACAAACAAAAAAATGAAGATGACGACCTTCCACATTGTGGGATATGGCTATAGGTGGTAGCTATGGACAGTTTAAAAGAGCAAAAAAATATTTGGACTGACGAAGAACAAAAAAAGTTAGCAATTTTTGAAATGAACGGCTTTAACTCGGCAATTGGCTCAGAAACTAACTGCACTAAATGTAGAGATAAGGGCTATATTATGCAAATTAAAAAAGAAAATGGAATTTACTATCCATATGTGACAGAATGTTCATGTATTAAAAGCAAAAAAGCCGAAACAAAAGCAGAAAAAAGTGGTACTAAACCTTTATTAAAATTTAGTTTTGACAACTTTTTTGTTACCCATGATTGGCAAAAAAACATAAAAAATTTAGCAGAAGAAAATGCAAAAACTAAAGACTGGTTTTTTATCGGTGGACAAAGTGGAGCAGGCAAAACACATATATGCTCGGCAATTTCAAACTATCAAAGTCGCAAAAACATAAGAGTTAAGCACATTGTTTGGACTGACGAAATAGACAAACTCAAAAATTTTGATGACACAAGTTTAATAGACGAGTTAAAGCGTGTTGAGTGTTTATACATTGATGATATGTTTAAAAAAGCAATAAGCGACAACGGTATAAGTTTAACTAATGCTGATATTACAAAAACGTGGGAATTACTAAACTTTAGAGCAAATAATAAACTAAAAACAATAATATCAACAGAGTTGACACATGATGAGTTAGTAAAAATTGACGAATCTTTAGCAGGCAGGATAAAGGCTAAAGCAGGCAAATTTGTTATAAATTTATATCGTGATAAAGACAAAAATTTGAGGTTGCAATGACTTACAAAGAGGCAGTAAAAGCAATGCGAGAGCGACAAAAAGTAAAACTTGGTGGCATTGTTTATAAACACATAAATGCGATTATTTTTAGAAAAACAAAAACGGCTGAACTTATACAAGTTGAGTTACAGGACGATAGCAATTACAACGCAGTTACGGTCGCAAAAATTGAAAAGGTTGAAAAAATATGAAATTAACTGGAAATTTTAAAAATTTAAGCTTTAACGAATTTGGGAAACCTATCATAAGCTTTGAGGTTAACAGAACACTTGATGTGAATGAGATTGAAAAATTAAATCAAGATGATTTTTACAACATCAAAATATCAAACGTAAAAAGTAGTAGAACTTTAAGACAAAACAATTTGTTGTGGGCGATTATCGGAGATATTGACAAAAAAATAAATGGAGTACCCACGGAAGAAAATAGACTTGCACTGTATATAGACGGTATAGAGGCAGTGGGGGCAGAATATGAGGATATTATCATACCCAAAAAAAGCATAAATATTTTTAAAAGTGCTTTTAGGAGTTACAAAATCTTAGAGGATTTTGGAAACTCGGTGCTTTTGAGGTGTTTTGTCGGCTCTAGTAAGTTTGACAAAAAACAAATGGGCAATTTGATTGACTATTTTTTAAAAATAGCAAGTGAAAATGGAGTGACAATCATAGATTATCGCTCGGAATACGAGGAGCTGTTTTGGAAATAAAAGAATGCGAAATATGTGGTAGATTTAGGAAACTGGAAGAACACCACTTGATTTTTGGTAGAGGGTTAAGACAACTGGCAGATAAATATAAATTGACTATAAAAATTTGTCGTGAGTGTCATACACGACTACACAAAAACAAAAAATTAATGGAGTGGAGTAAAAGGCGAGGACAATTAGAGTTTGAAAAAACACATACTAGAGATGAGTTTATAAAAATATTTGGAAGGAGTTATCTTTGAGGAGAGGCAAGTATAACGCAGTAAAAACTTTAGTTGACGGAATAAAATTTGATAGTAGAAAAGAAGCTGCAAGATACCGAGAATTAAAAATTCTAAGGAGAGCAGGGGAAATTAGAGATTTGGAATTGCAGCCGAGATTCTTATTGCAAGATAAATTTAAATTAGACGGAGCTACCCACAGAAAAATCGAGTATGTAGCAGATTTTAAATACTGGGATAACGAACAGAAAAAATGGATAGTGGAAGATGTAAAAGGGGTAAAGACCCAAGTTTACATGATAAAAAAGAAATTATTTTTGAAAAGATACGGTCAAGATTATAAATTTTATGAAATTTAAAGGAGAAATTATGATTGAGGTTACTTTATATTATCAAGACGAAACACTAGATTATTGTAATCCTCCAAGCAAAGTTGTTTTTGCAGAAAGCGAAGCTAAATTTTGGAGTAGATATTTTAACGGCAACGAATATATAAAATGTGAAGATGAACTTGAGGGGGCATATAGCGTTTATTTAAAAAAAGATAAGATTATAGAAATTTGGGTTGAAAATAGAATGGGAGATTGAAAAATGAATAAGGTTATATTAATAGGACGTTTGACTAAAGATATTGAATTGAGATACACAAATTCACAAATGGCGATAGGTCGATTTACTTTGGCAATAAATAGAAAAATGACAAAAGAAAAAAGACAGGAAGCAGAAAGAAACAATTTACCAACTGCAGATTTTATTGGTTGCATAGCATTTGGTAAAACTGCTGAGACACTTTCTAATTATGTAGGCAAGGGAAATCAGCTTGGAGTAGAAGGACATATACAGACTGGAAGCTATGAAAATAAAGAAGGACAAAGGATTTATATAACAAATGTTATAGTCGATGGATTTACTTTTATAGACTCTAGAGACAAAAATGGTGGAGATAGTGAAGTGCAAGACCAAAACTATGACGGATTTTTCCCAGTAAATAATAATGACATTCCATTTTGAATAGGTAGGTGTATAGAGTGGAAGCAGTAGCAAGAAAGAGTAATCAAGAAATAAAATGTGAACTTTATAGGGATAATTTTCAAAATTATAAAAGGTACAACATACCTAAAGCACAGTTAGTTATTGCAGATATACCTTACAGAATAGGGGTTGATGCTTATGCGAGTAATCCAGTTTGGTATAAAGACGGAGATAATAAAAACGGAGAAAGCAAACTAGCTAAGAAATCATTTTTTAAAACGGATGAAACATTTAGAATTGCAGAGTTTATGCACTTTTGTTCAAAGATGCTTATAAAAGAACCTAAAGAAAGAAATAAAGCACCTGCAATGATTGTATTTTGTAGCTTTGAACAAATACCAACAGTAGTTGAATATGGTAAAAAATATGGATTTATGAAGTCATATCCAATATTTTTTATAAAAAATTATTCAGCACAAGTTTTAAAAGCAAACATGAAAATAGTTGGAGCAACTGAACACGCAGTAGTTTTATATAGGGATAAGCTACCAAAGTTTAACAACGGAAAAAAAGAAACAGGTAAAGGAAAAATGATTTTCAACTGGTTTGAATGGAAAAGAGATAATTCAAAGAAATATCCTAAAGTACACCCGACACAAAAACCTGTAGGAGTGCTTAAAGAACTAATTGAAATATTTACAGATAAAGGCGATGTAGTTATAGATCCAGTAGCAGGAAGCGGAGCAACATTAAGAGCAGCGTTAGAACTAGGTAGGAATTCTTACGGATTTGAAATAGAGAAAGATTTCTATGAGAACGCATTGGAAAAGATGCTAAATAAGAATGATATTTGGGAACTATCTCAATTGACAGTAGATAACTTTAACTAGGAGATAACAATGATTTTTAAAGTAGAGAGAACATCAGAATGGAGCGATGATATCCAACCAATAAAAGAAGCATACCAAGGTAGTTGTATTGAAACTGAATGTTACTTATTGCCAAGCTTTGAAGCGTTTGATGAAAGACATAATTGCAATTTTAAAGCAAAAGGAACTAATCATAGAGTATTGCCAGATAAAACTATAGTTAGAGATGTTGAAGTAAATTGCTATTTAGTTGAAATAAATACACTTGAAGATTTGATGAAATTACAAGAAAAATATGGAGATATCATTATTAGGTATTCAAGTTATGAATATCCAATTTTAGAAATTTATGATACTTGGAGAGAGTGAAAAATAATGAAAACACAAACCTTTATAAAGGAAGTAGAACAGTTAGGATTTTACACATTAACAGATGGCAAAGATATATATATTTGACAAAGAAATTAGTGAAGAGGAACTATATTATGAAGACGATACTTATGCTATAGCGACAATAGGAACAGATGAATATAGAGACTTTGTAATTGAAGGAAAGTTTATTGATAAAGATACAGATGTTACTAAAATATATAATTTATTCAAGTTAATAATGGAATATACAAACACACCAGTAGAAGAAAGAAAAGAAGAAAAGAAATATTGGTTGGAACATAGATTCTTAGAGAGCAAACCATTAAAATATTTGAACTTTAATAGTGAAATTGGTATTTTCAAGCTTAACACTATTACACAGAGTGAAAACTCACAAACTCAATTTACCCAAGTAGAAATAGATGAAATAAAGGAAAGATACAATACAACTCTAGATGATTTTGAACAAATTGAGGTGGAAGATGAGGAATAATCCCGACCATTACAAAATTAATGGCGAGGACACTATAAAAACTATTATTGCAATAGTCGATAACAATCACTTGGAAACGGAAGAAAGTATTTATTTAACGTCCTCAAATATTTAGTTAGATTTAACAATAAAAATAAGGCTGATGACTTGATGAAAGCAAAAGATTATTTAGAGAAATTGATAGAAATTTATAAAAAAGATGATTCTGAAGATAAAAACAATGCTAAGAGAATGTTGGAATTAAAGTTGAGTAAAACGGAGTAGAACGGAGTAAAAAATGAAAATTAAAGAATTAATAAATAAAATTGAGCAATGGGGAAAAGATAGAGAATTAGACAAAAAAGGAACTGTAAAAAGTCAACAAGTAAAGACTTGTGAAGAAATATCAGAACTAATTATTGGAATTTCCAAAAACAAAATTGATGTTATTAAAGATTCAATAGGAGATATTTTTGTGACATTAGTTATAGGAAATATGCTTGATATGAAATTAGATGTTTTTGAAGATTATTATAAAGAAATAGAAAAAAACATAAAAACATACTTGGAAGAAGACAAAAAAGAAGAGATTGATTGCTTAGCACAAGGGATAACAGATGTAATCAGAAACGGATATTATGAGGATACTCTATATTATGGATTAGCAAATTTAATGGCAATAGCAGATATTTATGGTTTAGATTTTGTTAAATGTGTTGAAAGTGCATACGAGGAAATCAAAGGTAGAAAGGGCAGAATAATTGACGGAACTTTTGTAAAAGAGGAAGATTTAAAATAAGCTGCACAAGCAGGCTCCTCATTTGGAGGAAAAATGAAAAAGACAGTTTATTTAGCAGTAACACCCGACAAATACCAATTGCCCCTTTATGTTGCTGACAGTGTTGGCGAGATGGCAGAAAGATTTAACACAACAGTAAGTAGTGTATCGACAAGTATCAGCAAAAATAAAAGTGGAAATAGAAAGGGTGTTAAATTTATTAGAATTGAAATTAAAGTAGATGAGGTAACAGATGAGTAGATTAGTAGTAGTGTATGATAGTTTAATAAAAGACAAACAAAGAGATATATATTTAAATAAAATAAAAAAAGAAATAACAAATTTAAAGATTATAGATTTAAGACAAAAGAGGGAAATACCTCAATTTAATAAAACAAAAGATAAAATCTTGTTATTAAAACCTCTAGGGTACAAGCACGCAAGACGATTTAATTATGATTTATTAGCTGACAATAAACAAGTGGACATAGAGGGTGCATATAGTAATCAACTATCAATAACCGCAGAGGCAATAATAAAAACACTAGAGTATGAGCTATTTAACTTAGATAAAAAGATAATAATGGTTATCAATCAATCAAAAACAGTTGGTCAATCGCTCGTGCTAGAATTAATGCGTAAACACTCAAATGTAATTAGCTTTAACAGCAGTGTAACAAAAACGGATTTATCTAAAGTTGTAAATGGTGGTAAAGTAGATGCGATTGTAACTGCGAGCGGAAATAAAGATTTTAAAATATGTAAATCAGTAGCTAAAAATGTAAGATTAATAATTGATTTATCAAATGATGTAGATAGCACCACAGATGCTTATATAATACGCAGTATACCCACAATAGATATCCTTAAAAAAAGACTGGAGGATAAAAATTGGGGTTACAAAAATGTTTATTAATACCCTATAAAAACTTTAAACAAAAAATCAAAATAGTAAAGTATTATACAAAAAAAGGATATCATGTAGAGGTGTGGGAAGGTTGGATATATTGTTGGAGGGGCAAATGACAAAAGAGACTCTATCACAGTATTTATTTTTAAAAAAAGAGATTGACGATTTAAACTTTCAGATTGCGAAATGTCAAGATATAGTTGTTACTGATATAACAAAAGGCTCAAATACAGAGTTCCCTTATCAAGAGATACACATTCCGATTACAGGCGTTGTAGAAAACAAACAAAAAAGGAAACTTTATAAGATCTTAAATAAGAGACTACAAAAAGCTAGAGATATAAGACTAGAGATAGAGGACTTTATAAGCGGTATAGATGACAGTTTAACTAGATACATTTTTGAAAAAAGATATGTAGATGGTTGGGACTGGAAACGCATAAGTAAAGAGTGTGGCAGTAAGCATGAGAGCTATGCACGCAAAGTACACGACAGATACTTAAAAGATACTAAAGCGGATATATAAAAATTGGGCGTTGGGGGCGTTAGACCCGTGGTATAATAATAGTGTAGGAGTATATCCTAATTTATAATATATTTTAAATATAATCACACTATTAAAAGGAGTATCTAGGCAAAGTGTTTAGGTACTCTTTTTATATTAAAAAATGGTAGCCTTTTAAAAAAGGTGGGGAGTGCTACAAGCTGACATATAAGGCACGCAGGGGTGGGACATAAAGCTTGTACTGGAGGTATGGCAGAGTATGGTTTAATGCAACGGATTGCTAATCCGTCACACTTAAAAGGTGTCAGAGGTTCAAATCCTCTTGCCTCCACCAAAAAACAGGAGGACAAATTGAAACTAACAATAAAGTATTTGCATAATCTAGATAGACCCTGGTTATTAAAAAGAGAGCATGGCAAGTATAGACAACACGCACATATGAGGACCAAAAAAGATGCTATTAAAGTAAGACAACTAATAGACTTAAACAAGTATCCATTGTGTCGTGATTATAAAATAGCTATGCAAAGACTATTGACTGAGGAGGAATTTAAATGACTAGATAAAAAGCAAAGATACTTTAATGTTAACAAAGGTATAAGGCGTTGATAATATTCTAAAAAAGTTATGTAAATGTGGTAAGGTCATACCCATTACACAAAAACAATGTGATGATTGCAAAAATAAATATCAAAAAAACTATGATAAATACAAGAGGACTAATCACGATATATATACAAGCAAAGCATGGTCATCTATAAGGACGCAATGTAAAAGCAGAGTACATGGAGTTGACTTATACCACTACCACAAAACTGGTAAGATAGTAGCAGGTACTCTTGCTCATCATATAGTAGAGGTGAGCGAGGATATAAGTAAGGCGTATGATATCGACAATCTATTTTGGTTATCAGATAAAAGCCATAAGGCTATACACGCTTTATATAGCCGAGATACCGACACAAAGATATCTACCCAAGCATTGCTATTAGATTTAAATAAAAAAGTATGTGGGGGTGGGTTAAAATGTTTTAGGTGATGATATAGGGACCAGCGCGGGACAATTGGTGCGAGAAAATGCCAAAAACAAAAATTTCTAAACTGGTTAAAAATAAAGATAGTTTATAGATGCAAAAAATAATAACTAGTTATAAGTGTAAAAAATTAATCACGAGTTATAAGTGTAGGTTAACAATAAAATATTTATATTATAACTGTAAGATAAAAAATAAAGTAAAAATTATAAGTGTAGGTTAAAAATAAAGTATTAATGTTATAAACACAAAAATACAAAAAGTAAGTGTAAAAATGTACGAACGAAATATAAGAGTTAAAATAAAATATTGATATTATAAGTGCAAATGTTAAAGATAAAATATTAATATTATAAACACAAGACAAGAAATATAAAAATAAAATATTGATATTATAAGTGCAAATGTTAAAAATGGAATATTAATATTATAAGTGCAAAGACACCGCATATTGTTGCGGTGCTTTTTTATTGTGTAGGTGAGAGAGATTTTAAAACTCGATGAAAATAAAATCAGAAAAGGCAGGGCGGTAGGTCTACCTTATATCGGGAACAAAAAGAAGATATCTAAAAAGTTGATACAAATTATAATCCAAAATTTTGGTACTGATAAAACTATATACGATTTATTTGGTGGTGGCGGTGCGGTCACCATGGAATGTTTAATAAATGGGTTATCGGTTGTTTATAATGATTTGGACTCTACGCCTGCTCAAATTATAAATAAAATTTTAAAAGAGGATAGAGAATATCTAAAAACACTTATAGTGAGTCGTGATGAGTTTTTTAAAATCAAAGAAAAGATGAATAAAACTGAAACGGACAACTTAAAACTTTTGGTCAACTCTTTTGGTTATAAAAAAAAATAGTTATCTGTATAGTAAAAAATACTCGGATATAAAGTATAAATTAGCTAAAGCGATTATTAAAAATCATGACGTGTTTAGCGGATATAAACAAACAGAAACTTATAAAGATGCTATGCAAAAAATGAGAAACACAAAACAATTACAAAGATTACAACAATTACAACAATTACAACAGTTAGAGAGGTTGCAAGATTTAAAGGCATTTACAAAAACAAATAAATTAAAAGTTTTTAATAAAGATTATAAATATTTTACTGACGTTAAACACTCAATTATTTATCTTGATCCGCCTTACAAAAATACAACAAAAGGACTTTATAAAAAAGAACAACTTGATTATGATGAATTTTATAATTGGTGTATTTATATGAGTAAAAACAACATTGTTTTAATCAGCGAATACGATATGACAAATAAATTTGAGCGTGTATATGAATTTAAAAAAGCAAAATCATCATTGCAAGGTGGACAACACAAAACAAAATACGAAAAGTTATTTATGGTGAAATGAAAAGAAAGGTGGTGGTAGTATGGCAAGACCAAGAAAAACTATGGCGGTTGCGACTGGCAAGATTGGCAAAGATAAAATTGAACAAAGACGAAAACAAGAGCAACAGTTAAAACTTGATAGGGACGGACTAACTCCACCACCTTTTTTAAATTTGGTCGGTAGTGCTGAATTTATAAGAGTAGTGGACGAGGCAGGCAAAGTTGATTTACTAGATAACTTGGACTTATCAGTGTTGGCAATTTACTGTAATGCTTACTCTCAATATACAGAAATTACAAAACAATTGCAGGAGTCGGAATTTGAATACAGATATATGACAGATAACGGGAAAGTATCGCCTTTGATAAATGCACAAGATAAAATTGTCAAACAAATTATGTCGTGCTCAACAAAACTTGGACTGGCAACAACTGACAGATTAAAGCTGATAGTGCCTACAAAAGAAGAAAGTACGACAAATAAATATCTAAAGTATTTAAATGGATAGGACAACTGAGTACGCTAAACTTGTTGTTAGCAAAAAAGTATTAAAAGGCGAAACTGAAATAAAGTGTTGTAAAAGACATTTAGACGACTTAAAAAGAAAAGACTTTGAATATATTTGGGACGCTGAACTTGCAGAAAAAGCAATAGATATAGCAAATGAACTGACAATTTTGGAAGGAGAGAAACCTCAAAAATTAAAGACGAGAGGTTTCCAAGATTTTATAATAGGCTCACTGCACGGGTGGCGGAAAAAACGCAGTAAAAAATTAAGGTTTAGAGAAGCTTATATACAAATGGCTAGGCAAAACGGGAAGAGTTTTTTGTCGGGTACTGAAATAAATACTCGTGCAACCTTTAGTGGCTACAATAAAGGTAAAATCTATTGTGCGGCGACTAAACAGGAGCAAGCCAATATTGTTTGGGACGAGGTGGAGAAATTTATACTCGCTGACAAAGAACTGGCTGAACTTTATAAAATTAAAAAGCATGAGAGAAATATAATATCAAAGGTAACGGGTACGGAAATTAAATCAGTCGGTAGAGATACAAAGTCGGCTGATGGCTTCCGTTCGATACTATCCGTTATTGATGAGTACCACGCTCACCCGACTAATCAAATGTATAAATTATTGCTTGATGGACAAATAAGTGTTGGTAATGCTTTAACTCTTGCGATAACAACCGCAGGCTTTAACATCAACAGTCCTTGTTATGAGCAATACGAGTTGGCAAAAAAGGTTGTAACTGGACTTGTAGAAAAAGAGTCGCTTTTTGTCTACATTGCAGAAATGGACGAGGGCGACGATATTTGGGATTATAAAAACTGGGCAAAAGCTAATCCGCTTTTATTGTGGAATGATGACAACACTTATAGCAAAGAAAAAATCAAAGACTTGTCAGAAAAAGCGATAGATGCAAAAGAAAAACAAGGTCAAGAACTTATTAACTTTTTGACTAAATCGTTAAATAAATGGGTTAAATACTCGGGGGCAGGCTTTGTTGATTTAGATAAATTTAAGGAATGCGAAAGTGATTTAACTCTTGATGACTTTAAAGGTCAAGAGTGCGTGCTTGGTATAGACTTATCAAGCGGTGGCGACTTAACGAGTATTGCTCTAGTTTTTAAATACGGGGAACAATACTATATTTACTCACATAGTTTTATGCCACTTTTAAGGCTTGAGGAACACGAAAAGACAGATGATGTGCCTTATAGGCTTTGGGCAAAACAAGGACTTTTAACTTTGACAGAGGGTGTTTTTGGACTAAAAACAGACTATAAGTTTATAATTGCTCACTTAAAAAGTTTGATTGAAAAGTACGATTTGAAAATAATATCATGCGGATATGACGGACACAACGCAAGTGCATTTTTAGCAGATTTAGAATTTTTAAATTGTGATTTAGTTGAGATAGTGCAAAGTGCAAAATCTTTAAATGATGCGACAGTAGATTTGCAACTATCAGTACAAGCAAAACAAGTGCAGTATGACAAAAACAACGCATTAATGATTTGGTCATTTATAAATGCTAAAACTACTCAAAACAGTTTTGGGGAAATAAAAATTATGAAAGAAACACAAACAGATAGAATAGACGTTGTGGATTCGGTTATAAATGCTTGGAAACTTGCAATGGCTACAGAAAGTACAATGTCATATGATGCAGAACAAGATGTGTCAGAGTGGTTAGACATTATGAAAGGGGGTGCGTGATGGGAATAATTAAGAGTATAAAAAACTATTTTGAGTGGGGGACACCTAACGAGGACTGGGAGTTTATAAATGTATCAAATGGTGGTGGTTATAAAAATAATATTGTCGCTGATACTGAGATAACATATTTTATTTGCTTAAAAGTTTTGAGTGAGTCGCTCGGAAAACTATCAATACATTTAAAAGACGGACATGGGGTTAAAATCACTGATAGTGATATCAACTATCTTTTAAAAGTGAGACCCAATCCATATATGAGTCCATCAGATTTTAAAATTTTGATGGAGTTAAACAGAAATCATTACGGAAATGCTTATGCATTGATAGAAACAAAAGGTGGTAAAAGAGTTGCTTTACACCCACTTGACCCAAGTAAAGTTAAGATTTTAATTGATGATGCAAAAATATTAAAATCAGATGCAACTTATATATACAAGTACAAAGCTAAAAACAAAACTTATTATTTTAAAGACAAAGAAATAATACATTTAAAAGGCGGTTTATCTAGAGATGGAATCGTGGGAAAAAGTATTGCGGAAGAACTTGCAAGCACTATAAAAGGTGCTAAAGAGTCTCAAAAATATCTAAATGATTTGTATGCGAGAGGACTTACTGCAAATGCGATACTGGAGTACACGGGCGAGTTAAATAAGGCTAAAAAGACAGAACTTGTGAGGACTATTACAGATTTTGTGAGAGATAAAGATAATGGAAATATTGTGCCGATACCACTCGGCATGAAGTTAACACCTCTTGACATAAAACTTACAGATGCACAATTTTTTGATTTAAAAAAATTTACATCATTACAAATCGCAGCTGCTTTTGGTATCAAACCTAATCATCTAAATAACTATGATAAATCTAGTTATAATAATTCAGAAATGCAAAACTTAACTTTTTTGATTGATACACTTTTAGTAATTTTGAAAAAATACGAAGAAGAATTTGATTATAAGTTGTTATTTGATGCCGAGTTAAAAAGCGGAGTGCATACTGAGTTTAATGTGGCAACAATACTGCGAGGTGATTTAAAATCACAAGCAGAGGCTTTACAAAAATATGTGTCGGGCGGTATATATACACCTAACGAGGCAAGAAACTACTCGGGCATGCCATTTATTGATGGTGGTGATGTCCTTATGGTAAATGGAACGTTTGTTCCAATCGAGGACATCGGAAAAGCTTATGAGAAAGGTGGTGAGAAAGATTGATAGAGGTAAAAAACAAAGGTGATGTAACACAAATATATGTTACTGGAGATATTGTAGATGACCGTTGGAAAGGTTGGTCATGGGGAGATACGGTTGAAACATATCCTGAAGATATCAGAAATCTTTTAAAAGATGCGAACAAAAACGTTGAGGTCTATATATCAAGTGGTGGCGGTGATTTATTTGCAGGTGTCGCAATTTGTAATTTATTACAAAGATTTGATGGACATACAAAAGCTATTATAGATGGCTTGGCGGCGAGTGCCGCATCTATTATCGCATTTGGTTGTGACGAAATAGAGATACCCTCTAATGCCTATCTTATGATACACAAACCGAGCGTGGGTATTTTTGGAAATGCTGACGAACTATTAAAATGGGCAGATACGCTCGACGAGTTGCAAAAAGGTCTTGTGGAAACTTACATGACAAAAGCAGTTGAGGGCAAGACGGAAGATGAAATAAATAGCTTAATAAACAAAGAAACATGGCTCACTGGCAAATCGGCAAGTGAGTTTTTTGATGTAAAAGTTACTGGTGCAACGACAGTTAAAAATGATTTTGGAAAATGTGTTATGAATTATCAACATACACCAAAACAATTTTTAAAAGATTACAAAAAAGAAAATGATAGAAAACAAAAAGAACTAGAAATAGCATTAAATTTATAAGGAGATGGGAAAATGTTAAAAAGCGTAAATATTAAAAACAAAATCGAAAAAATCAAAAATGAAATGAAAGAACTGCAAGCACAAGGAAAAATTGATGAAGCACACGAAAAAATCGAACTTTTAAATCAAGCTAGAAAAGAACTTGATTTAGCACTGGAAGAAGAAAAAGAAGAATTTAGCAATATTGTTGAAAATGCTACAGAAATTGACAACGCAAAAGATATTGATGTAAATAAAGTATTTAATAAGCTTATAATGGGAAAACCAGTTACCGAAAAAGAATACGAGGTTTACAATGTAGGAACGCCAGGTCAAGTAGAACATACGGACGAAAAGGGTGGATATCTAGTACCTGAAGAACAAGCAAACACAATCAAAGAGTTTAGACGACACAAAATCGCTCTTAAAGATTATTGTAATATAGTTGAAGTAAATACTTTGTCGGGTAAATTCCCAGTTGCAAAAGACCAAAAAGGCACTCTTACTAATTTTGAGGAGTTAACAGAAATTGGGCAATCTGAAATTACATTTGCTCAACAAAATTGGGAAGTAAAAGATTATGGGGACATTATACCAGTATCAAACACTTTATTAGAGGATACAAATTTACCACTTATAAGCGTGATTGGTAATAACTTTACTCAAAAAGCGGTAAATACAGAAAATGCTGAAATCTTAAAACTATTAAAAACTGCAAAAATTAAAGTGACTGGGAAAGATTATAAAGATATAATTACTGCTTTAAATGTTAAGTTAGACCCTGCGATTGCAAATAATGCAGTTATAATCACAAATCAATCAGGCTTTGACTATCTCGATAAATTAGAAGATGAAAATAAAAGACCTCTTTTAACTATAGATTTAACTGACACTACTAAAAAATTATTTAAAGGTAAAAAAGTGCTAGTTTTAACAGACGAGATGTTGCCACTAGATGCTAAAAAATATCCGTTTTATGTTGGGGATATTGCAGAATTTGTCAATTTTTATGACAGAAAAGGCGTTGAAATTGCACGCTCAACAGAGGCAGGTTTTACTAAAAACGCAACACTATTAAGAGTGATTGAGAGATTTGATGCTAAAACAGTTGATACTGAGGCTATGGCTTATGTAACTATATCAGAGGCTACTGCGACAGAGGCTTAATAAGGGGGTAAAAAAATGACCCTCGAAGAAGTAAAAAGCTATCTTAGAGTAACTTATGATGATGACGACAGCTATATTGATAGATTAATCGGTATAGCTGACGGCTATCTCGAAGATGGTATCACAAATTATAAAGAGAGAGCAAAAAAGAAAAAGTTTAGAGAAAAAGCTGAAATGGTACAACTGGCTATCATACAAGCGTTATATGACGAAAGATATATGTTAGGACAAAAACATGAAATGAACTATATTGTCAGAAGTATGATACATCAGCTTGAATATGGTGATTGACATGTACAACGCAGGAAGAAATAAAACAAAAGTGTTTTTTTATGACAGAGAAGAACTGGAAGAAGTTGTAAACGAAGTCGGCGAATACGAACAAAAGCCCAAACTTATTTGTGTAGATTGGGTAGAGTTGTTGCCACAGACTGGCAGAGAGTTTATCAAAAACAGAAAAGATGAACACGAAATGACCTATAGGTTTAAAATGCGAAGTCGTAAAGATATTGAGGTAAATGACTATGTAGTTTTTAATGACATCAAAGCTGAGATAATCTATATTGGTGCATACATGGACTATGTAACCCAAGGGCGATACATGGAGGTTGTTGTGTTATGGCAGAGTTAACTGACTTAAAAAGTTTGGATAAGTTTAGTGATAAGTTAAAACTTATCGAAAAAAAAGCACCTGGAAAAATCATCGAGAGATACGACAAACTTGGCAATAAAATCAAAAAAGAACTAAAATCAGTAACGCCAGTAAGTAACAGGAAAAAACCTCGAAACAAAAGGTTGAGCACAGGTTGGATTGCTGAAAAAACAACCAAAGAATACGGGGTTTATGTTAAAAGAATACGCAACAAAAGACCCCATTTTCACCTTATGGAAAGAGGACACAGAGTAGGTAGACGTGGCGATGTTGAAAATCCAAAGGGCAAAGATTTTGTTGAGGGCAAATTTTTTGCTGAAAAGAAATTAAAGGCTATGGAGTCGGATATCATAAACGAACAAGAAAAAATGATAGATGATTTATTAGGGGAACTGTTTGATGATTAAATCAAAAGATGTAAGAAAATCGATAGTAAAAAAAATACATGAAAATTTTGAGGATAAGGTTTTGAATAGTGAGGCAACAAGCGACTTAAAAAAATCTTATTTTTTTGTTTATATGGAAAACTTTGAAAGGGAGTCATACAGCAACAGTAATGATTATGTAACCTACACTGCGATAGTGCAGTACAGAAAAGGCGACAAAATAAAGCTTGCGGAAATCGGAGACAAATTATCGGAAATATTTAATTACAAAATTGATATAGATGGTTTGTCAATTTTGATTACAAACAACGCATGGAGTATTAAAGATGACTCTTTGTTTTTCGGTTTCCAAATTAGTTTTTATGTAAACAAAATCAAAAATGAAGTAAACAGAGAAATGATGAAAAAATTATTTATTAATTACGAAAGGGGAGATTTAATTGGCTAAAAAAGGACTACCTTACTTGCATATACGTTTTGAAGAACAAGGTATTGCAAGAATTGGCAGAAGTGAAAGAGGTATTGTAGCTTTAGTGTTGCAAGATACTAAATTAAATGGAACTTACAATATCTACACATTATCAGATATACCCGAGGGGTTATCGGAAAAAAATAGAGAACAGATTGAACTTGCAATGATTGGATATGTACAAACACCGAGAAAGATTATTTTAGTTGTAGAGCAGTCGGAAACTGCGACAAAACCAAAATTTGATGTGACTACAGAGGCTTTTAAAAAGCTTGAGACTTTGAGATGGGACTATTTGGCAGTGCCATTTGCTGATGAGGTCGATAGCGGGAAAATAGCGACTTGGGTTAAAACACTTAACGACAACAAAGACAAGCGTTGTAAGTTTGTATCGGCAAATATTAAAGGTGATAGCGAAAAAATCATCAACTTTACAATGCCGAGCGTGACGACGATAGAAAAAGAATACAAAACAAGCGAGTATACGGCAAGAATTGCAGGTCTTATAGCAGGGACACCAATGCAAATTGCTTGTACATTTGCACCGCTACCAGAGCTAACTGCTTGTACACACTATACAAACGAGGAGTTATCAGACAAAATCGGTCAAGGTGAGCTTGTACTACTAAATGACGGGGAGAAAATCAAGGTTGCAAGAGGTGTCAACTCCTTGACGACTACAAGTCAGATAAAGGGCGAGTCGTTTAGAAAAATAAAAATAGTCGATATCATGGATGCAATGGCTGATGACATACAGTGGGCGGCTCAAGATAGCTATATAGGTAAGTATGCTAACTCTTACGACAATAAATGTTTGCTGATGAGTGCAATACTAGGTTATATGCAAGTGCTTGAAAGAGATGGACTTATCGCAAAAGGCTCATCACATGTAGAAATTGATATGGAGGCACAAAAGGCATTCTTGCGTTCAATGGGTTACAAAACGATTGACGGTAGAACAGTTGACGAAATGGAACCTAAGGAAATTAGAGAGGCTGACACTAAAGACAAAGTATTTATTAAAGCATATTGCAAAATACTTGACGCCATCGAAGAAATCGAAGTTGCGGTTGTTATTTAAAGAGGTGATTTTGTGAAAGATATATTAGACGAACAGATAATCAACGGAACATACGGGGAAGTATGGATTGATGATGAATATTTAGCTACACTTAAAAAGTTTGAGTGTAAAGTCGCAATGTCTTATGCTGATGTTGTGAGACCTCGAGACTTGTGGAAAGGTAAAAAACTTTTAGAGTTAGAGGGGACTGGAAGTGTAGTTGTAGGCAAGTACTCTAGTTTGGGTTTGAGACTTATGCATGATAAATTGATGGCAGGGAGAACACCCGTTGTAAAAATAATGGGAAAACTTGATGACCCAACAGCACTTGGTGCTGAGCGTATTATAATCAAAAATGTAACTTTTACGGAACTTACACTTTTTGATTTTGAGCATGCAAAAGACACGGAAGAAAGCTTACCTTTTAACTTTAGACACTATGAGTTATATGATTTAATCGAAGAATAATGGAGGAAATATGGACACTTTACAAAAATTAATGCAATTTGACGAGGGAAAACTAGAACTGCCGACTGGCGAGGTAAAAATCAGACTTAAAAAACTTGGTGGGGAAGAATTTATTTTCCCCATACAAGCTTTGACACCTGCGCAAGAGGGCGAAATCATAAAAGATATGATGGATATTAAAATGGGCAAAACTGCTCATAAGGTCAATATTGAAAAATATCATGCACAACTTAGGACTATTGTAGAGGGTTGCTCTACAATCTTTAAAAATAAAGACCTAATGGCTAAATTTAGAGCAAATACGCCGAGTGAACTTGTAGAAAAGTTGATGCTTTCAGGGGAAATGGATATTTTATCGGGAGCAATTGAAAATTTATCGGGGTATGAAGATGAGGTTAGTGAGATAAAAAACTAATAGACTCCAATCCTGATGTACAGACGGCTTATTGGCTATATCGTAAAAAGGGTTGGAGTCCTTATAAATACCTAAAAATGCAGTATGGTGAGAAAAAAATCACTAGAGCGTTTTTTTTAAGGGAAATCGAAGATATAGAGGAAGAAATAAAGGAAATGGAGGCTCAGTATGGCAAAAAGTAAAATCTATGATGCGACTTTAAGGCTTGTGGACAAGTTTTCTGAGCCTTTAAAAACGGTGGACAAACACCTCTCAGGTTTTAAAGAACACTATAAAAGAGTGGGTCAAAGTTTGTGGCATACTGGTAAAAACATAAAAGGATTGGGTGAGGTGCTAACAAAAAATGTCACCGCCCCAATACTGGCTATCGGTGCTTTAAGTACTAAAGCTTGGCATGATGTGGATGATGCACTGGACACAATTGTGACAAAAACTGGTGCGACTGGCGATGCCATGAAAGGCTTTGAGGATAGCTTTAAAAAAGTAAGTAAAAATGTACCAGTTGACATGCAAAAAGTCGGTGATGCAATTGGCGAGGTCAACACCCAATTTGGACTCACGGGAAAAGAGCTCGAAGATGCGTCAGAATATATGATTAAATTTGCAGATATAAACGGTCAAGACGTGTCACAAGCTAGTATACAAGCTAAACAGGCAATGTCGGCGTATGGACTTGAGGGAGATAAGTTGACACAAGTTTTAGATGCGGTGACAAAAACTGCACAAGATACTGGACAAGGCACTGATAAGCTATTTGATATAGTGACAAGAGGTGCTCCTCAAATTAAATCGCTAGGACTGGAATTTGAGCAAGCAACGGCTCTACTTGGTAATTTTGAACAGTCGGGTATTGACTCGTCAAAGGCTATGTCTTATATGTCTAAAGCACAAGTGACATTTGCAAAAGATGGTAAAGACTTGAGTAAAGGACTAACTGATTTACAAAAAGAGTTAAATAGTGCGACAAGTGATGCGGATAAGTTAAGTTTGGCGAGCAAGTATTTTGGTACAAAAGGTGCAACTTTTATGCTTGATGCAATTGAGCGAGGTGCATTAAACTTTGAGGATTTTGCAGATGCATCTAAACTCGCAAGCGGTGCAGTGGGAAAAACTTTTGAAGAGGCATTAGACCCAATCGACAAACTACAACAGTTGATAAACAATGCAAAACTAGTCGGATATGATTTATTTGAGGCAACATCAGATATTTGGGCACCAATATTAGATAATGTTATTGACAAAATACAAAGGCTAACAGACTGGTTTGGTGGACTATCAGATGAGCAAAAACAAAACATTGTAAAATGGGCAGGTATAATTGCATCAGTCGGACCAATTTTAGTTGTTTTTGGTAACCTAATAATGCTTGGTGGTAAGTTAAATTTTAAATTATTTGATTTATCAGACGCGGTTGGAAAAGTAGGAGGTATGCTTAAATTTATAAAAGGACCTGGGTTTATTGCGATTGGCGTGCTTATGGCAATTATTGCGGTAGCGGTACTGCTGATTAAAAATTGGGATAAAATAAGAGATAAGGCTGAGCAAATATTTCCAGGTATAGGTAAAACTATATCCAATATCTTTAAAAATATAAAAATTATCGGCGGAGCAGTTTTAAAGGAATTGGGTCAGATGATAGTAGAGTTTAAAGGTGTTTGGGTAAATGTTTGGTCGGCACTTAGTCCTATTACTGAGGTAGTTGTTGGCGTAATTAAAGCGGTAATAAAAGGCTTGATTGGTGCGCTTGATGGTATAATCGAGTTTTTTGCAGGTGTTTTTACTGGCAACTGGCGTAAGGCTTTAAAAGGATTTGTAAATGTGTTTAAATCTATACTTGGTATTATTCCGAATGTCGCAAAAAGTTTGATGAATGGAGTTATTAGCTTTATTAACAAAGGTATATCGGGTCTTAATAAAATACAAATACCCGAGTGGGTACCGGGTATTGGCGGTAAAGGTATTAAGATACCTTTAATACCACAACTTGCCCAGGGTACTGATTTTTGGAAAGGTGGTATTGTACAGATACACGAGCGTGGCGGAGAGATTGTAGACTTGCCACGTGGCAGTAGAGTTTTGCCACACGACAAGTCGGTTAAAGAGGCTTATAAAATGGGCAAAACTGACAATAGTAGCAATGTTACAATCACGATACCAAAGCTTGCTGACCAAATAATCGTGCGAAAGAAAGCCGATATCGATAAGATTATGAACAGTTTAGCTAACGAGTTAAAAATTGCAAAATTGAACAGAATAGGGGGTAACGCTTGATGGAAATTTGGCTAACGCATGAGGGGGAGCGAATAAGACTCCCTATAACCCCCTTTTATCAAGTAGAAGAGCCTCAAAACAATAGTACAGAGCTATTAAACGAGGTCGGGAGCATAAATTTAAAAGGCAAAAAAGGACTTAGGACTGTTACAATTGACAGTTTTTTTCCGTCAAAAAAATACGATTTTTTGGAATCGAGCGATGTCAAGCTTGACCCTTTTTATTATGATGACAAAATCAGAGCGTGGGCAAATAGTGACGAGCCTATAAGGCTCATAATCACCGAAACACCACATAATTTTGAGGTATTAATCGACAATTACTCGACTGGAGAGCAAGATGGGACTGGAGATGTATACTACAGTTTGTCAATGTCAGAATATGTGAGAGTTAACGCAACTAAAACTGAACCCCCTGTGATAAACGGCAACATAAAGGCTGAGGATATAAAAAAATATGCTACAAACTCGGCTTTGGCTTTGCCACTTTTGACTATTGGTAAATACGACACGATATGGACTATTGGTAAAAGGATAACTGGCAATGGCAAAAATGGTCGTCAACTGCTAAAACAAAGTGGTTATAAAAAACTAAAAGGAGGGGGTGTCATCAAATTGTGAAATTAATTGCAAATGGTTTAGATATCTCAAAGTTTTATGACTCTATAAGTTGGAGTGGCGATAAAGGTCAAGCGGCTAGACAACTGGACTTTGGCGTTGTTGTCAGTGGTACTGATAAAAATTTACCAAAAATAAGTATACCGACTGGCTCGAGTGTACAAGTTATAAATGATGACGGTACTACAATTTTTGATGGTCTAGTTTTTGGGCGTGATAAATCGATAGATAGTAACTTTATGCGTATTACTTGTTTGGATAAATTGATACTTGCTAACAAAAGTAAAGGTACTTTTAATTTTGAGCAAAAAACACCACAGGCTATTGCACAAGAGGCATTAGGCAGTATTGGTTTAAGCGTCGGAAATGCCGAAAGTGGCAGTCCGATTGACAGAAAATTTGATATTGAAACTATATATAATATTGTTTTTACTGCATATAAAATTGAAAATGAAAAGACTGGTAAGCCTTATATGATACGCATGCGTGACGGTCAAGTGGATATTGTGGAGCAAGGTAAAATTGTTGCTAAATATGTGCTTGATGGTAAAAGCAATTTATACAATGCAAATTATGGGGAAAATGCTGAAAATGTAGTGAGCAAAGTAAAAATGTTTGACACAGACGGAAAAGAAATTGGCGAGGTAACAAATGACACGATAGTCGGGATTATCGAAATTTATCGTCAAGAAAAAGACGAGGACGCACAAGCAAGAGCAAAGGGTATGCTTAAAGATATTGATAGGACTGCGAGCGTGCGTTGTAAAGGTGATTTTGATTTAATCACGGGTAATGCCGTGACAATAAAAGAGCCTTTTACTGGCTTAAATGGTAAGTTTTATATAGTAAGTGATAAACATACATTTGCTAACAACTATCATGTTGTGGACTTAGAGCTGGCGTTTGAAAATATGATGGAGGATATTGATACATCAGTGCAAGAGGAGCAATCAAGCGACACTGTATCGGTTGATAACACTATATCTAGTAGTGGTGGCAGTTTAGCAACAAAGGTACTACAAATAGGTGAGACTGCTAAAGGTGCTAGATATAAATGGGGCGGTGTCAATCCAAAAACTGGTATTGACTGCTCGGGGTTTGTTACTTGGGCGTATAAACAAGCAGGTGCAAACACACGTGGCAGGATAACAAGTCACTCAATGCGTAGTAATCCAAAGGCACATGGTTTTGTAGAGATACCTTTTAAGGATAGGAGACCTGGTGATGTATTGTGGCAACAAGGACATTTGGCTATGCAATATGATGCTACAAGGATAATCGAGTCGGGCGGTGTTAGTAAAAGGATAATGGGATATAGTGGAGTGGCTATATCAAACCAAAGTGGCAGGTCTTTTAAAAAGGCTTATAGATATGTGGGGTGATTAATTGCAACAAAAAAATAATGGAGCACAAGAGATAGTTGATTTGTTTGACCCATCGCCCGAGTTTGAGTCGCTCCCATATTGCGAGACGGGCGAGGTTATAAGTCCACTGCCCGATCTGGAAATTAAAGTCCGTGATATTAATTATAAGAAAAAGAATATCAAACTTGATGAGTACTGGGTAAAGGGTCACGAAAGAGAGATAGAGATACCGAGTGCACCTTTTATTGGTGCAGATAGTAAGGGCGATAGTCATATAGCAGGTGGATATCCAAAGGCAAAAATTATTTTTAAAGATGAGTTAAAAGCAGGTGATTTGGTCGCTTGTTTGCAATCTAAAGATAAACAGACTATATATGTGATTTTTAAGATAGCGAGGTGGTAATATGGCAGATTTTTATCCTTTTATTGACCCTCACTTGGTGGGGGAAAACTTAAAAGAACCGCCTCTTGCTTGTGAGTATGCTTATGACATGGATACGGCTAACTTTAAATATAAAGACGGCAAAATGTATAAGGTTTATAAAAATGATGCTTTAAAAATAAAAATTTGGAAACTTTTTATGTCAGAAAGGTATAGATGGGTTGTATTTCCGTGGTCGTATGGGCACGAGTTAGAGACATTGATAGGTCAAGCTTATACACAAGGTTATGTAAACTCAGAGGCTGAAAGATATTGTAAAGAGGCAATAGAGAGAGCCTTAGAGGACTATATCATAAGGCTTGAGGAATTTAAAGTAAATTTTGACGAGGGTATTTTGTACATTAGCTTTAAAGCTATCACGATATATGGACAAATGATTGTCGATAACTTAATTGTGAGGGGGTGACGAAATGAAAGAAAGAACGCAAGAGGAATTTTTAAAGGTAATGCTTAACAATTTGAGCAATACCGAGGATAAGTCACCTAATAGCTTTAGTTATGATATTTTGTCGGCAACTGCTATAATTTTTGAGGAAGGACAAAGGGTAATACTAGAGTTATTTAAAAAATTTAATGTCGACAATTTGGAAGATGAGGAGTTAGAGACTAGGGTCTTACAAATAGCAGGACTTATGCGTAAACAAGCTACACAGTCAAGTGGATATATAACTGTAACTGGAGTACCAAAAACTTTAATACCTCGTGATACAATTTTTTATGCAGGTGATGTTGAATTTACTATAAGTAAAGATTATGAGATACCTGAAAGTGGAAATATTAAAGTAAAAGTTACATCAAAAGATTTTGGTGGTGATGCTAATGTATTACCAAGGGCGATAGACAAGGCAAAACCTTATATACAAGGTATCAGCGACATAAGCAATGAGCAAGAAATTATAAATGGTTATGACGAAGAATCAGATGACGATTTAAGGGAAAGATATTACGAAAAGTTACTCAATCCACCAAAGGCAGGTAATCCTGCTCATTATAAATTGTGGGCAACAGAGGTTGACGGAATTTGGAATGCTAAAGTGTTTAGGACTTGGGCAGGCGGTGGAACTGTTAAAGTGGTAGTAATCGGCTTAAATCGTAAAGCGGTTGGCAAAGATTTACTTGACAAAGTTAAAAATCATATTTTAAAAGAGGCACCAATCCGTTATGAGAGTTTAACTGTCGAGAGTGCGACTACTAAAAAGATAAGTGTTGATGTTGATGTAAGATTGACGCAAAACGCTAATTTAATTGATGTAAAAGCAGATATAAAAAAACGTATAGGGCAATATCTATATGATATATCTTTTAAACAAAACTTTGTGTCATATGCTAAAATTGGTGCTGAGATTTTAAAAGTTAATGGAGTGGCAGATTATAGCGATTTAAAGTTAAATAAAACAATGAAAAATGTGAAGATGGCTGAAACAGAAGTACCCGAATTAGAAATTGTGGAGGTGAATATTATTGAATAATATGCAAGTATACGAAAAAAACCGTATATTAAAAGAAAGTTTGATAAACAGAAAAGTTTATTGTGCTTTAGAAAACACGGAGGAATTAAAAGCAGGCAGTTATAAAAGGGTGCTTGTAAATTTTACTGAGCCGAGCAACGGGCAGGTGCAAAATATTTTGGATATTGAATTTCCCATTGCTAAAGAGGAGTGGGGAGCAGTAACTAAAATAAGTCTTTATGATGCAATTAAAGGCGGTCATAAAATTTGGGAAGGTACACCTGAGGTTGTAAAGACAATAGGTGTTGCATCTCAATACAAAATACCACGTGGCTACATGATAGTGAGACTTAGATAGTATGGGCAATTTAATTTTTGAGTCTAGTTATAACACGGTCAATAAGAGGACTTGGCAGAGTTTAAATAGTCATCAATGGCAAGACTTTGCACTGGTGTTACTGGAGCAAGACAATGATTTAAGCGTAAAAGGCATAAAAGTAGATAGGGGTAAAGTAGATTTAGAGACGGACACAGAAAAAGAGGTTTCTTTTTTATTGTCCGAAATTTTAAATAAATCACTTATCTTACAAAACGACACGGAGATGAGTGTAGCTATTTTTGTATCGGCTATCAATTTTTATGAGATGCTAATATACTTTTTGCCTTGGTATGACAAAATAAATCCAACTTTTGACAATTTATGTAAAGTTTTAGATACGAGTTTTAGATACCTGGAGGAGCAAGTATCTAGAGTCGACAGAAATTTAAATCTTGATACTGCAATTGAGTTATTGCCTTATTTTGAAAGTAGGCTTGGACTTGTAACTAATAAAGATTTGAGTTACAAGCAAAGACGCAGACAGATACAAACAGTGCTTAGCTTGATGCACAAACAAATTGACGAGCAAGCTATAAAAGACTTATGTAGTGCTTTTAGTAATAATGATGCAGGAGTTGAGGTAACAAGGACTGATGAGCCTTATATATTTGAGATAAAGTTTGTCGCAAATGGGTTACCTAATAACTTGGAGGACTTTGAGCGAGTGCTTGAGCGTAATATGCCAGCTGATTTAAATTGGTGTTTTACCTACACGCAAAACACGTGGGAAAAAGCGACAAAAGACGTGAGATGGCGTGATTTAGAGCCTATTACATGGTTAAAATTTAATGAGTACAAGGGGTGATTAAATGCAAAAAACAAAAAACTATAATTTGAATTTGCCTGAACCAGAAGACTATGTTATAGTCGGCGATTTAAATTATAATACAGATAAGATTGATGAGCTTTTAAAATCTATAAATGATGCTTTAAAGATTTTGAGTACAGACGGTGAGTCTTTAAAAGATTTGTTAGCTAAAAAAGCTGATTTAGATGACCACAAAAAAGTTATTATAGACCAGTTGCCTGACCTTGATATATATAAAGACGTGCTTATGTATGAGAAAAAGGGCAATTTTCCTGAAAAAGGTGATGTTAAAAAGCTTTATATTGATAAAACTGAGGGCAAGATATATCGCTACACGGGTTATGTCTATGTTGAGTTATCTAAGCAATTAGAAATCGGAGAGGTTAAAAATACAGCATTTGACGGTGCAAGAGGTAAAGCGTTGGAAGATGCTATGCGTGATAGATATACAAAACAAGAGATTGATGATTTTTTAAAAAAAATAAAGCAAGAGATTAAAACAGAAATAAGTAGCGATATCATAGAGCAAATTCTTGCTTATAGTTAAGGAGTGATAATATGGCAAAATTAAAATTTGATAGAAGTTTAAATATAAACATAAAATTAAGAGAAAAGATAACTGTTCCATATAATGAAGTTTGGAAAGGAACGATAACTTATTCGGAGGGTCTTTATATAAATGGTAATTATATGAGGAGTTCATCATCTACATTGGCTGATAGTAAATACGTAGCTAACCCGATATTACTCAATATTATATTGGGGGGAGGTGCAACTTTTCACGGAATAATCGATGACATTGGAGTGACTTTTACAGGGCTTGCATTTAAGGTTATCGGCTAATATCCTTGCTAAGGAGGTGTCCTTAGCATGAAACTAAAAAGAACAATTGCAGCATTATTAAAAAAAATGAAAAAATACAAGTACCAGACGGAGAATTATGGGTTGGTTATATTGATAACAACATGGTAGTAAATATTGTAGGGGCAGGAACACCGAAAGTTGCTCATTTAGGATATGGTTTTACGATAGCAACACATGATTATACCAAGGCGACAAGTGTTGACACTGGTAGGACCAGAAGGTTTTATGCAACTCCAGGGTCTCAAATTGCTGTAAAATTTAGTGATTCATTTACGGCAACTTTTGCCTTTACTTGCTTGGTATTTGATATTTCTGAGGAGGTATAAATGTATAAATATATACAAAGTGGTTGCGAGATAATTTGGCAACCTAGAGATAAAAATTTAGGGTTTGAAATAGTAAAAGAAGTAACGGGAATAAAAGGAGACGAAGAACATTTAACTGTTGTTGATAACGAGCAACGAGACAAAATACAAAAACTTTACGCTGAAAGGAATCACGATATCGTGGAAGAGACAGAAGAAATAACAGAAGAAAAAGCTGGTATTGCTGAAACTTTAACAAAGGAAATATCAACTCTAAAGATTGAAAGAATGAAAGATGATAAAATAAAAAACAATTAGGACAAGAGGTTACGAACTTAAAAATCGAGGTAATGAAACTGCAAGGGGGTAACAATTAATGGACTTTTGGGCAATGGCATATGGCTACAGATGGATAAGTATTGATGTTTTAAGACAAGCGGTGATTACAGAGGATAACCCATTCGGGGATATTACACCCGAAGAGTTTAAAGAGATATCGGGAGTAGAATTTTAATGGAGGCTTTTTAGCCTCCTATTTTTTTACAAAGTAGGTGACATATGGACGAAAGAGAATGCGACTTATATAGACAACATTTAAAAGAAAAAATCGAACGAAACGAAACACGAATCAATAATCATAGTACACGCATTGACAAACTGGAGCAATATAGGAGTGGTACTGAGCAACAAATAAAAAATCTTGTAGACCAAGTTCAAAATTTGGTTACAACTATGAGGTGGTTTATTGGCTTGTTAATCGGCTCTTTTGTAAGTTTCTTTTTTTATGCGGTACAAAACGGTGTTATAAAGTAAAGGAGAGCAAATGTTAAATAAAAATTTAGTAGAGCAATTTATAAAAGCAGTATTATTTTATGACGGTAATAGATACTCCCAAAGATACCGCATGACGGACAAAGCAGGTAGGGCAGGCTATAGCGATTGCTCTAGTTTGGTACAAAAGGGTTTAAATAAAATCGGCTTAAATACTAGACCAAATGTGGCAGTAACAACCCACAGAATGGGCGTTGAGGGTGATAGCAGATTTAGACAAATTGATATCAAAAATATACAACGTGGCGACCTTGTGTGGTATCGCAACGACAAAAATGGAAAGTATTTTGGTCATGTGGGTATTTATTTAGGCAATGGGAAAGTGTTTGAGGCTATCTATGCAGGTATCGGCACTTATAGCATTAATCGCATTAAGTGGCAACGTGGATATAGGATAGTAGCTTTGGAGCAAGCAAATGTTAAAGTTGATATAAAGCCTTTTAAATCAAAAGGTAAGGTAAGCACTAATGTTTTAAATGTTAGAGCGAGAAATCACGTTAACTCAATCCGACTTGGTCAGTTAAAAAGAGGTGCAGAGGTGCAAATAACGGGTAAGGCTGACAATTGGTTTGAGATAGATTTTAATGGGCGTAAAGCTTTTGTATCGGGAGCATATATTGATTTAATCAATAAAAAACCCGTGGAAAATGTGCCAGTTTTGATAAATGGAAAAGAGTTTAAAAGAGGCTATATTTTAAATGGTATAACTTATATACACGTAAACGGGCAAGATAGACCCGTGAGAAAACTTTTTGAAAGTATAGGTGCTGATGTGGCATGGCAAGACAAAAAGGTAAAAATAAGTATGTAAAAAGGCAAGATGGATTATTTAGTAAAAAAATAGTCCGTCAAGTGCTTTTTGTTGTTAATCTTTTTACTATAACGATACTTTTTGTGTCTTTTAAAACTGGTGGTATTGGCTTAGATACGCTGATTACTAATTGGTTTAGTTTTTTTAAAACCGAAGTTTTGGCGTTAGCAGGTATAAGGGTTAGTAAAGAGACTTTAGAGGTTGTGAGGCTTATTAGAGGCGACAAAGATGAGCCGTGCGATTTTGGATAAGGGGGTAACATATGAGTATAAATAATATTTTTTATGTAATTTTAAGTATTGTATCAATATTGGTAACTGGAGTACTAATACCACTTTTAAAACAAAAATATGGACAAGATAAAGTTAAAAGTGTAATGGATAGCGTGACAATTGCAGTAAGAGCGGCGGAACAAATTTATACAAAAAGCGGTCAAGGTAATCTAAAAAAACAATATGTATTGCAGTATTTAAACGATAAAAATATAAAAATCAGTGATGCAGAATTAGATACAATGATTGAGTCAGCAGTCTTAGAGTTAAACAGATGGAAAGACGAAATTGAAAAAGACCCTCCAGTGGTAAATCTAATTGAGACAAAGGAATATGTTGAGAAAAAATAA